ATGTTGATCATATAACCATTCACGATCATTCAATTTATTTAAAATATCTTCAGAAATATGTTGCTGGTTATATGTGCTTCTGTTATATTTAATTTCACAAGAATTCTTTCTTTTTTTTACAAAATCCTCGGTTTTACTATAATGATCAACCCCATACTTTAATAATATTGTGGTTTTATATTTTTCTCTTACTTCTTGCGATTTTGCTGGATTTTTATCACCATATCTTTCTATATTGGTCGCATCAATTTTTTTCTTCACTTCAGAAGATTGAAATGCGTACTCAACACCAAATCTTTCAATACAACTTTCTTTTGACTTTTCTTTAGTCTCAGAATTTAAAGTTCCACACCTTGGACAGCAGAATTTAGCATATCCCTTTCTTTTCCAATTTACATTATTAATTTTACACTCAAAACATTTTGGATTATCAATAGTATTATTAATAACGTGCCAAATTCTTTGCCTTAATGATGCCGAATCGCCCAAAAATCTAGTTTCTTCCAACAAAAGAAGGAGGAACCTTTGATGTTTATATTTTAAGTTGTTTGCTGAGATTGGAGCATTCTGTATTAGAACACACCAATCTAACAAATCTTTTGAGAACATTTAATTTCCTGTAAAATAATATCTTTAAATTTTTTCTTATCAAAGTGTATAAACGGATAATATTTTATACACTTCATTTTGAAGTCTTTCCAAATATATTCATCTTGAATTTTATTTTCCCACATTCTAAAGAATTTTATTATGGAATTCAGAATAAGTAAAGTTTCTAATGAAATGGTTTCTTGTAAAACTTTTCGCATCAATATGGGAAAATCAGCATCTACTAAAAGAATTTTGTTTAAATCATCATACTCATCCAACAGAGAAATTATATCATTCTTGAAGGTATAAGTCAAACTTTCTTTTTTCTTTTGAAACTTAACATATCGCTCATTACATTCTTCAGATACTAAATCAAATACCCAAATATTTTGATCTTCAATAAAATTGGAAACATAAAAATCTTCCAGATTCATACCATACTTTTTATCCAATTTATCAAAAATATAAACTTGATTTTGTGGAACAGTTTTTGATCTAATCTTTCCGTGATATTTAAAATAGTTATATGATTCTGAATTGAAATGTAATTTTAACGCATTATATAATCTATATGAATCATATGCGCTCATATTTTCAAATAGGCAATACCGGAATTTTCTCAAGCATGTTATTTTTCATCGCCTCTTCAGCAATTTTTGCCTTGATGGATGGGGTGATTAATTTAGCAGCAACATCAACTTCCAAACCAATGGATTCGCAATATTCGGTAATTGCGTCAATATAACCAATCTTGTCTTTTTCTGCTAATGAAATTATCTTTGATGAAAACAATTCCATTTCTTCAAACTTTACCATACAAGTCTCCTAATAAAAAAGACCTCCTCCAGAATTGAAGGAGGTATATATTATACAAAATACTTTATTTAATAACCTCCAAAGATACTTTCGCAACTCCTTTCATATCAATTGCGGATTTTGCTGCATTAGAAAGGTCTATTACTCTTCCTCTTACGAAAGGACCCCTATCGGTGATAGTTACAAATACGGATTTTCCATTATGTAGATTTGTAACTTTTACTTTAGTCCCAAACTTTAATGTTTTATGGGCCGCCGTCAAATGTTGGCTATGAAAGATTTTACCCGAGGCGGTTTTTCTACCCTCAAAACCTGGACCATACCATGAAGCAGTTCCAGTTTGTGCCGAAGAAATGCTAGAAAAAATAAGCATTAAAGTTAAGATTGATGTAAATTTCATCTTTTGTCTCCTATATAACCGATTTATGTGTCGGTCTTCTATTTGATGATTAAGATTACTTTTTTTATGTAAAAGCAAACTAAATACCAACCAAAAAATTTAGTCGGTAAAGTATTTATTATACTTTATTTTATAGTAAAAGTCAATGATAATGCTTATAATAGTATTTAATTTTATCAATTAATGGATTAATATAGTCTTTTGTTGGTTTAATAAAGACTTGAGGGTTTCCATCATCAACAGCAATGATAATAACAATTTGTTTAACAATAATACCAGTTAATTCGGCATAAGAGAGAGCATAGAATGTTGCTTGTTGGAAGTAATCTTCAATCCATTCTTCTTTCTTTTCTTTTGAGGATGTTTTGTAATCAATAATAGATAGAACACCATCAAATTCAGCAATCGCATCACATCGTCCAGCTATCTTTAATCTATTTGAATATAATGGAACTTCCAGTTTATGAATATTATTAATTCTATGAAGATGTGGTTTTATTGAATAAAAACTTGCCAAAGAATCCGGCATGTATTTTTTCTTATCAAATTCTTCATTCAATAGATATTTTTCACATAATAAGTGAACTTTGGTTCCGCGAGAAGATGCTCTATTTGAGATTTTATTTGCTTCTTCTTCACCAACACGTTTTCGCCATTGTAATAATGAATCTTTTTTAAATTGCCCCAGGATAGAGGTTATGCTTGGATACTTTCCACCTGGGGTAATATAATGTCGCTTACCATCAATATTTTCTGTACTCAACTCCAATAATTCTATTGGAGGACAATGATTAAATACCATAAAATTATAATCCTAATTTCTCCTTGGCAACAAGGAACTCTTTTACTAGTCCCGATCTCACGATGTCATCCAAACCAAATTCTACAATACTAAATGAAGGAATCAAACTAACGATTCTAATAAAATCATTAAATCCACTAATCTCTTTTCTTCCATCAAGATCCGTTTGTCTAAAATCTCCAGAAAAAAAGATTCTTGTTCCTTTTCCACATCTGGTTATAATGGTAGAAAGTTCATGAATATTCATATCCTGCATTTCTTCAACAATAATCAAACAATCATCAAAGGTAGTTCCTCTTACAAAACTAGTTGATTGGAATTCAACCACAGTTTTCTTCTTTAAAATTTCATAAGCATCCGATCTTCCAAATAAATCGCCACAGATACCTTTATATGGCATTTCATATGCTGCCATTTTTTCTTTTTCATCTCCTGGAAGGAATCCAATATTTCTAGTAGGAACAGATGATCTGAATATTATTATTTTACTATAATCTTGCGAATTAATCAAGTCATTTAGGCATAGATAAAATAATAAAAATGTTTTTCCTGTACCAGCAGAACCAGCACAAACTATATGTTTACCATCGGCATAAGAAGAGAACACTTTTCCTTGATTTTCTGTTAATGGAGATATTTCTTTTAGTTGAAGTTGAGTTGCCCCAGGTGTTGTTGGTTTTCTTCTTTGCTTCTTAACAAATGAAACATCATCCACTTCATCAATCTCATGACTTTTGAGGAATTTAGTATTTACTTTCTTTGCTACTCTTGACATAAACCGTCCTTTTTAAATAAAAAAAGGGAATATGGTATAATACCATATTCCCCATTTTGGTTTTTGAAATTAGTCAATAAGTTCCATGACTATCAAGAAAATGTCATCATATTTAATCCCAGCGACTTTCCATTTTATGTAATGGATTTGCCCTTTTAATTTTATCTATAACTCCTTCTTTGAATTCCAAAGGTGGTCGTTTGATTCCCAAAGAAACAGAATCTTGAAAATTTAGTGTTGAAAAGTGTCTCTTCATATGAGGATGTTCTTCTTTAAATTTATCAAGTTCTGACATTTTTAGTGAAATTTCTTCAACTTGATTTGTTTCTGTATTTAAAAATTCATATAGTGGCATAGTGTTTCAATAATATAGTTGTTTATAGTAATATTTATTAAATAATAGGACGCAAGATTTCCGTTGCCCGTTCTTGCGTAAGAAGATTCTTAGAAATCAAATATCCAATATCATCAGTTGTTGATTGAGATTCAAGATCAACGACAATTAATCTATGATCATCAAGCATAGATACAAAATCCTTAACCATAGGATCGGATTCTGCTGCTAAATATATTCCAACTCTTTCTGCCGTAGTAAATCTAATTTTAAATTCAATAGTTGAAATTTTTGTCATTGGTGCTGGAGTAGAAACCCAACGGGAATTGTCATGTGGGACAATGGTATGTCCTTCTGGTGGAGTCCAATCAGAACCAATCTCAAGAACAATTTTATTAACTGGATTACCATTTGAATCCAAAATATCAAAATCTGCCATCTTTATTCTCCTTTATTAAATCCACCAAGTTACAATACAAAAACCAGATTCTCCGGACCCAGCGGCAGTACTAGTATTATATATTCCCCCAGTTCCTCCATTTACTCCGGTATAACCATTAGAAATTTGAGAAGGATTTGCTGCTGGGAAAGAATAATGACTCAAGCCCATTCCACCACTCCCTCCAGATGCTGATATTAACCCAAAAGAAGAAGTCCCCCCTTTTAGTCCATTGTAAGATGGACTTCCCGAAGCACCTCCAGAACCACCCGATCCGATCGTGACTGTGATTACTCCAGAAACCGCAACCCAAAGTTCTACCATCTGAGCAGCACCTCCAAATGTTCCGTTAGCCTGGCTGCTGGGGTTATAACCTCCGCCACCACCTCCACTTCCAGACATTTTTACATAGACTCTTGTAACTCCAGATGCTGGAGTAAATGTTCCGGAACTTGTAAATACCTGTTGATACATTGTTTTATTTGTATCAACCCCATTAACGGGATAAAAATCGCTTAAATTGCTCACCAGATGATCCTCCATCCATATGTATTATTTGAATAAACTAATCTAAAAGTTGTTTTTGAAATGTTACAAACCATATCCTCATTTAATCCCATAATAGGTTTGCTATTTCTTGAAAGTGTTAAACTGTTAGTAGAAAATTTACCAGAAACATCGGAGATATGAATACTATCACCAATTGTTGGACTTCCTGGTAATGTAACCACAATTGCACCATTGGTTGTATCAACCAAAAGTCCATCATAATTTTGTGCAGAATATGAACCAGTAATTATTGCCCAATTAAAATTTCTTTGAGCAACAATTGCTTGGGAAATTCTTTGAGGACTAAATGCTCGAACTCCAGGTTCAGTCCCAGCGACCATTTCTGCTTGTGTGGCAAAAGTATTTGCCGTATTTACGCTATATGGTTGAATACCAACCCTTGGAAGTGTAAGTGCAGCAGTTCCAGCACCATCTTCTGGGGACAATATGATTGCACCATTTAATGAATCCAACTGAAGTGGCATCTTAATCTCCTAAAGTGTTTTTTGGTTAACGTAAATAACAGAATGAAGTTTTGTAGTTACTGGTATTTCTAGTATTGCGTTATTATTTATTCTAATATTTGTGCCAGTGAAATATTCAGTATTTGCGTCCAACACAGTATTTGCCGAAATAGTTTTTGCGGTATATCCACCACCAGAACCAGATAAAGTATTTGTATTGGATTTTATCAAAGGTCCGGATGGGGCTTGACTATAACTTATTGAAAAATCTGCTAAATCTCTTATTTGTGACATATATTTTATCTGGTGTTAGATTTTGGATCTGAGTCCCAAGAAACTTGAAGATCAGCAATTTCATCAACAGTCGTTGCCGCTTCATATAAAGCAATAGTGTCGGTTGCTGTTTTTCTGATTGATTCTCTCCATGTTTTCCATTCCAAAGGAATTTCTGTTCCATTTTCCATAAATCTAGTCACCATCCAATCAGAAGGTAATAGCATGGTATATGCTATTTGTTCAATTTTGCTAATAGCAGTTTGTTTGATCTGATCAAGATCCTTTGGAGTGTTAGTATATGTTAGAGTGGCACCGTTTAATTCTTGTGATACCCAATAATATTGATCATTCTTTGGGAAATTTGTAACGACAACATCCTCCAAACCAAGTTCTATTTTTTGTTCTGGAGTTGAAAGATTCAACCAATTTTGAGGATATTGTATTCCATCTATTGAAAATGGAGTTCCTTCTTGAATATATTGGTTTGATTTTGCGTGATAGAACATTTATTTTACCTATAATTCAGTTCTTTGGTTGGAGGTTTGATTATTTATTTATCTGGCTAAGGAGTATTTGAACGGATTCTCTGCGAAGGCTGCGTAGATGTAGGTTGATCCTGATCCGTTTATACCACCACCAGTATCATTGGATATTTTGATCCCGTTAGATAAGAAGTTCATCCCTGATCCAGACCCCTCTGCAGCAGAACTGTCGGCGTAAAGGTAATTGCCTATAACATTGTATGGATTTCTAGAAGAATCCCAAATAATCCAATCACCACCGATACCAGATGTTAGTTTAATCAGCACAAACCTTGGCAAAAAGCCAGTCCAAACAAACGGTCCAGCATCAGACCCATTCCCCGTATAACTCCCAAACGCGCTGTACCCAGCGATTTCGGAGAAGCAGTAGGCAACATTAAGGCCAGATTGATTATCGTTGGCTGACGAATTGCCGATACTGAATACACTTGACGTTGGCTCTGTGTTATTCCACTCTTGAGATGAAGTTGTTACTGCGCTTGTGCTATTAAGAAGAATCCACTTAGTTGCGCCTAATGACTGATGATATACAGGCCACGAACTGATGCCCCCACGATATTTAGCAATAATTAACGCAGGTTTAACGCCCAACCCATGCCCAACCGTAGCGCCAGCGGTTCCATTCCCCATATACGTCACCACAGAGAAACCAGCAGTAGGATTCGCACTCACTTGGCTAGTGATCGTTCCAGAAGTGTTGGTGACCGCTGTGCCACCTGCTTTCCAGCACCACGCTACATAGGTTGCACCATTTGAGTTATAAACAGAATCTGAACCTAGCGTAAATCCGTTACTGTTGAATGTAGTTAACCCATTGATATCCGTTGATTCGGCTGCTGTAGAGTCTGAGATTAATCCCTTGGTTACGCCGCGCACTGAGTCTGTGAGTTTGTGATCCGTAGCTGCTGATCTAGATTTAATCCATACAAAATCAGGCTGAAAGTTAAGTCCAGAAATGGTCTGTGTTGCGCCAGTCCCTGTATAAGTCAACACATCAAAATGATTTCTGCCATTATTAATTGCTGGCATTTAATTTCTCCTTTCCTTTATGTCCTGTTGTTTTTTGGTGGTTTCCAATTCCAGCAGGAGTAGAAATTAATTCACATTCAAGACATTTACACTTTTGTTCATTCAATATTTTCATCGCCACTTTACCACCAGCAATACTTCCTAATGACCTAATTTGATCCCACTTACCAGATTCAACCAAGAGAGTTCCTGCCAGATGTCCACCTTTTTTACAAGATTCTTTAGTTGATATGTTTTTTACATTTCCTGTCAATCTATTCCAATCTCCTATAGAAGTTCCATTTGCATTACGATTTGCTCGTGCAATATCACCTCCTCGCTTTCTTCCTTCAAGTTGTGCTAATCTTTTTGCTTCGGACATATTAATTTGCCCAGATAATCCCAAATAAGCAATTCTGTCATATTCATTATCATATTTTTCATATAATTCTTTATGAGCAATGGCATGTTCTTCAACTGTCAATTCAATGATATTACTTGGATCATCTGGTCCACCAGCATGAAGAGGAATAATATGATGTTTATGAATCATGGTAAATTGAAAGTGTTTAACGCTTTGAATCCAGATGGAGGAGAAAACTGAAATGGGCGTTGTCCGAAGTTGAAATACTGCAAAGAAACACTGGTCCCCTGCGCCGGGAAATACGGCCCAGACGTTAAGCCTGTGAAAGCTACACCTTGACTTGTATTGTTCTTATAGAACGTGAGGGTTCCAGCGTCCACATCAAACGCGACTCCGATGACATCGCCCGAAGTGTAGGTTGCGCCATACGCAGTCGTTGTGCCGCTGTTGACCTTCGTCCCTGCTAATGAGTAGTAGCCCCAACCGTTCGCGTCCGACCCAAGATAGCTAGACAGCGCAGCGTTTGCTTTCGCAATACCGATATTGGCCTTGGTGTTTCCAAGAGTTGCTTCCCAATACCACTTCCCACTGGACATGCCAAAAGTACCGCGCAACATTGAATCTGCGCCAGTTTGGTTACATGTTAGATTGCCATCAGCTATCGTGATTCCGCTATTATCCAATGGATTCAACACCGCATAATTCCCAACACCATTGCCGCCATTGTCATAGTTCGTTGGCGAATCCAACATAGCATCCACGTTTCTGAGTGTTGCAATTACCACGCCATTGACCCTAATTGCAGCAATACCCATGCCACCATAACCACTACCATCTTGACTCAATTTAATTTGTTTAATGTCAGAAATGGCAGAAAAAGTTTGCCAGTATGGTGATGATGTACTAGAAAATGCTTTGTATACTGATGCCCCAGCAGATGAATATAATGTTACTCCAGCAATTGCAGACCCAGAAGCAAATGCAGCAACTTCTACGGTAAATCCGGAGGTTGGTATCGCTGTTGCTAAAATTGCGGTTCCATTATAACTAGGATTTTGTCCACATCCCCACCACGAAGCCAAACTTCCATTAAATATCACCGTTGGTGAATTATCCATCGAACTTCCAGATGTCGTAATTCCAATGGAATAATCAATTGTTTGTGAAGAGACAATATTATTTGGCGTCCAGTTATTGCTATTACCAGAAAAATCGTATCCTAATGTCGTGGGACTTGTTGTGTTTGAAAATGTCAGATAAAACCCATTGGTTCCATAAGATCCCGTGTACCGTGCTGGTTGCCAGACGCCCGTGGTTGCGTTAGTTGCGCCAAATGAACTTGGTGTTAAAGCCTGTCCGTCAATGAAGTTGACTTCGGCCATGTAGCCGTCTAGATTATTTGTTGTTGTACCACCTGCATAGCAGCCAATGTAATGGATTACATTTGAAAATAACTTGGGGCTTACATTTTGAGTGATATTTGTGGTTATTGTTAGCGCTTGACTTACGCCATTCACATAAATCAACGCTCTATTTGCTGCTGTTGCCTGAGTTGTGTCAACAGATAAAACAACGTGATACCAAGCGCTTGGATCTCTAAAAATAGCCGTGGTTTTCAAATTTCCATCCGCAGCCGCATTAAGCACAAGCCTTATTTGATCTGACTGAAATTGAAATTGATCGTAAGAACTTGCTCCAGCACCCATTAGTTCTTGATCTGTGGCAATCTGCCCTCTTTTCAACCAAAAAGAAAACGTTCCTTTTTGCGCTCCAGTTGGAGTCCCAAACGTCCTATTCAAATAAGCACTAGCAGAAGACCTGAACCGCAATGACTGTTTAACAGAATAACCACCAGAACTTACACTTTTACTTGCAGAACTAAACATATCAATAATTCAATCCAAAAGTTTGACCATAGGTATTTGTTCCATCCTGAAAGAATGTGAATATATCATATTTTCCAGATGTACTTGTTGCTGTTGGTGCAGTATTTGCTGGCCATTTTAATGTCCCGCCACCAGTCCAAGCAACCGTATTTGTTCCAGTATAGTTTAGAATAATAATAAATGATTTACCAGCAACAGAAGAAGGTAATGTAATAGTTGTTGAAGTGTTACAGACCAAATTCTGAACTGTTCCATTTGATAATGAAATAGTAATAGCAGATCCAGTATTTGCGGTATATGTAGTTTCTGTATAGTTTGTTACAATGGGATTAGTCATTGTAGCATTTGCTGACAATGTATTGGCAGTAGTAGCTATAGTGGCAGAATTTGCCAAAGTAGCAATAGTGGCAGAATTTGCCAAAGTAGCAATAGTGGCAGAATTTGCCAAAGTAGCAATAGTGGCAGAATTTGCAGTAAATGCTTTAGCAAAAGAGATATTTTGATTGGTATCAATAGTTAAAGCAGCATTACCATTAGTTTGTAATTGTAGCGTACCAGAATTGTCTGCTGAATAAATTAAACCAGATGTGGTTGAATTTGATGCGTTAATTGTTGATGCCATTTAATTTCTCTATTATTCTGTTGGAGATATACGATATATTTATGATAATTGATAATGATAATATCAACTCCAGTGGAACTTTGTGAGTAACTATTATACATTAGAAATTATAACATCTGGAGTTATCTATGTTAATCTTGCCATTATTTTGTTTCTTTAGAGGTTTCCTCATTTTGAACTTGTGGAATTGCTTGCTGACGGATCTTTTCAACCAACTCAGCAACCTGTGCATATGGCATTTGACCAAGTGCGGTAAGAATACCATTCAATTCTTGTAGTTCCAGATTTAATGTAATCATAAGTTACTCCATTATATGTTGTTATTAAAAAAGTATTTAGTTATTGTTTGTTAGTTTTCGCTGTTGGCATGGACTTACCTATGGAATAGTTTTAAGGAACACATTTACCTCATCTTGCGTCATCACTTTGCCGTCTGGGTCTTCCAAGGGTTCGCCATCTGCTACGTCTATCTTGAACTGCCTGTAGTCGGTGTTGGCGGGGTCGAAGGGAATACAAGACATATTTACTGTAAATACCGCTTTATTTAAAGATCCATCAGGGCATAAAAATAGTTTATATAAAGCCATATCTATAACTCCGCGTTAAAACCGCCAATAAATTGAACACCAGCAGTTACTGTCCAATTGGCTGCCGTATTATATGGAACGACTCCATTCGGACTTGCCGAATAACCAGTAGCATTTAAAAGTCCTACTGTACCTGTAGATCCTGAACTAACTTGGAATATAGCGCCTGAGTCTATGGTCGGAGACGCCCTCATTGTTACTGGTGTTCTAACAACGCCTCCACCAGTAATGTTTGTAGTTGCTGCAAACCCAATATTTACATTTGTATACCAATAATACCTCTGACACAACGCCAACTCAGTGCCGTAAAGACGATTCTCAAACGGTGTGGCGACAGTTCCTTCTTCCCATTGCCATCCTGTTGTGCTTATATTAAAGTTTTCGGTAGCACTAGAACACCTTAACATTATCAAGAAATAACCACCACCAGTTCCGGGATCGACTGATATCACAGGAACATCCATCCTCATCGATACCCTTGTCCATGTACTTGTTATCGCAAACGAAGTTCCATTGTTTGGTCCGTATCCTATAAATGTGCCATCATCTTTATATGTACCATTCCATACAGTAAATCCAGAAGCATTGATAACATCCCCCCTTACATAAAAGGAAAACGTCATTTGTTTTCCGGATAAGTATTTAACATTCTCTATCTTCTGCGAAATATAAGAATAATTAGAACCAGATCCAGTTCTGATAAATTTTAAATAATGGCTAAATCCAGAAACTTCTGGAGGATTGCTCATTGCTACGCGTTGACCAGAACCAGTTCCAGATGGATAAGTTTGAAATCTATCTACTGGGAAAGTAGCATCTACAGTAACAGCAGCGCCAGCATTTCGCTGGTCAATTGCCATTCCACCGTTGATGATCTTGTTTCTGTTGCCAGCGAGCTGAGTGCTTGTAGGACCGGAGGTTGCTTCGACAGTGTTGGAGTTTGCTGCGGTGATTGACGCGCTTTTTACTGTTCCAAGTGTTGATGTTCCACCAACAGTAAGATTATTATTCACATCTAATACCAATCCATTAGACCCAGCGCCGCCGTTGATCGTTAAAGTCTTAGTAGTCGCAGCGGAGATAACTGTGTTGTTATTGAGAGTGACCGTGCCAGCATTAATCGTGACCGTATTACCAGAGTCACTACCAAGAGTTACATTACCAGTAGAAAATGAAGACTTTGTATTTGAAATCTTTGAACTATCTGGAAATGTGATACCAGAAGAACCATCAATTATTAATGACATGCTTTAACCCTTATAGTATTATCCATCTTTGAGCGGGAGGAATTGTTACTGAAACGCCATTTGCCATACTCATAGGACCAACACTTAGTCCATTTATTCCAGGAGCAAATGTATAACTTGTGAGTATTGTATTTGAATTTGTTATAATTGGAGGATTGCTTGTTCCACTAATCACAACCTTCCAAGTACCATCTCCACATAAAAAAGTGTTGGCATTTGCTGTTCCGGTTGCTAATAGAGAAGTATTTGGAACAACCGTTTTCCAAGTACCATCTCCACATAAAAAAGTGTTGGCATTTGCTGTTCCAGTTGCTAATAATGAAGTATTTGGAGTTCCAACAGACAAATCATTTGTTGGAGATTTGGAAAGAATACCAGTATTTGCCGAATTATAATTTCCAGCAAAACCACCTAATGAAAATGTACTTGATGTCATTTGTTTGTTTTCTTATTTTGATTATGATAATTGATAACGGATGATAACAATACCTGAACCACCATTGCCGCCTTGAGTGGGGTATCCAGACCATGATCCACCGCCACCACCCGACCCTGAGTTGGTTGAAGCGTTGCCGCCGACACTCGCAGGCGCAGTGGGACCAATTCCTCCGGTTCCACCTCCAGCTGACCCAACCCCTCCTGTAGCGCCGCCAGCACCCATTGCGTAACAAGACCCGCCGCCGCCGCCAGCCCTGACAACAGAGGATCCGGTAATCGCGGACGCTAATCCGGATCCTCCAGCGCCGCCTTGGTATCCACTTTGAGCAGCCTGACCCAAAGCACCAGAGCCACCTCCACCACCAGACGCGTAGGGGCTAAAATACGCCGCGCCGCCGCCTGAGAAACCTTGTCCAGATGTTCCTGAGCCGCCAACGCCGTTGACCGAGGACCCAGAAGATCCGCCGCCGCCGCCTGATCCACCTGATCGCCCAGTTTTAAGCGATGATGTTTCGCTTCCATATACTCCGCCAC